TAGTGGGAAGTATAGTTCTCCACCTTCGTAGTCGTCATTTAAATAAAACAAACTAGAAAGATCGTAATTAGGGAAATCGTTTGGAGTTCCAGCATCTGGTCCTTCATGAAGTTCTTTATCAGCATGAGGATTTTGAAGTTGTCCTGGAAGCCACTTAACAATAGTTGTTCCAGTTGGATGAACTTCTACTTTATAAAATTCTTCAATAATTGGTCTTAACCTTTGGAATAGCCCTGCAATTATTGGAGATATATTTGGATCATTTTTGTCTAAGGTTGGTTGAGTAGCAACTCGATCTTTCCAGTAATCTGAGTCATAAGTAACAGTTCCATTTTCATTCATATGACTTTCAGTTACATCCCAGATTGTTAAAGATTTAGCAGCTTTTTCTAAAAACTCTATTTCTTCTTCAGTCATAAAGTTTTCTAGCTCAACAATCATGTCTTTGCTATCTCCAAACCACCCAGATGGAGTTATAGATGGTGTTCTTTTTACTACTGTATATGAGTCTTTGTTTTGTTCCATATTTATAGTATATCACCCTTCGTATTGTCTGTTACGCTTAGTTTTAATGTTTTTACCTCATGAGAACCTTGAGATTCCTTGTTTTCATTTACCGCATCTCTATACCAGTCTGTCCATTTTCCGACTTTGTTTATTTCTTGTGCAGCAGACCCGTAAGAAAGATTTGCATCTAATCTTGTTCTATCATTGTCTTGGTATTTAACAATTTCAATATTTGTACCGTTTAAATTTGACAAAGATATGGGAATTATTGTAGCAACTGGGGTTCCAGCTTTGATAACTACTCTTTTGTTTGCTACTTTTGCTTTAATAGCTAAAGGCAGAGGATTGTCATAAAAAGAAGTGCTCATTAATGATGACATTGTTTCAAACTCATCACTAAAATAATTTACTGGATTAATAGTAAAAATACTTACATCTTTGTCTGTTCTAAAAACTAAACCCGTATTTAAACTTATAGAAGATTGACCTCTTCCAGAATATGCTCCCGATGGGCTGAATATTTCAACACGATCTGGAGTTTGATCATTAACTCCATCCCAAATAAACTCAATATCTTCTACACAAGAAAGACTCCAGCCAATTACGTTTGATTGGGTTACTGGAAAACATCTATAAGCATGGCCTTCTGATGTTACATCCATCCAGTCTCTTTTAATTGACATGGGCTGAATATCAAACAAAGCCCCCTGTGTTTTTTCAACTGAGATATTAAACATTAGTCTGCCTCTGCACTATACATTTCTGGAGTGTGAAACTTTTTACTGTAATCAAGCATTGTTACAATAGAATATTTAGTTCCAGAAGTTACTGGCATGGCTTGATGTGGATACATAAAGTTTGATGGGAAAATAAACAAATCCCCAGCCTCTGCTTTGACTTTTAGGTTCTGTAGTCTAAAGAAAAGTTCTCCGCCCTCATAATCATCATTAACATATGAAACTAAAGAAACAGTACAATTATAAGAAAACCCATGATCGTGATGTTCCATAAAGTGTTGACCTTGACCATATTTAATAAAATTAAAAGCTTCCCAATATTTCAAATTATGAATATTGTACATTCTGCAATAATCTTCTACTGCTGGTAATTTTACATCATAAAGGTCTTGCCAAAGTGATTGAAGGTTTAGACTGACTTGACTTTTATCATTTTCAATATCTGTTTTCTTAAACTTAAAATCATTACAATCTCGATAGTCTGGCATTAGTTGCTTGTAACCTACATACGCAGGTTGCCAGCTATAGCCAGTGGTATCTCCTTCTGGTTTAAGATTATCTTCAAGTCTTTTTATTACATCAATTTCTTTTTTAATTACGCCCTTGTAGCAAAAGATTCCATCACCAAGGTCTATTTTTTCTGTCCATGTTTCCATTTTATTCTCCTTATTTGTATTCTCGTCTTGACCAAACTTTATTTTTATATACCCCGCCATCAGGCTGTCTATAAAACTTCATGTTGTTAAACATTTTATCATAAATCTCAGCCTGTCCTAATATCTCTACTTCACTTTTCCAGTTTTCTCTTTTAAATGGTAAGACTTGTAGGTATGGAGTGCCTGCTGGAATTGTTCCTTCCCAACCTTCTGCAATAAAGAATGGAAAGCTTCCAAGCAAATGAACCTTGTCTGAGTCAACAATCCCTGTTGTATTTAAAAATGGTAAATCAAACCTATTCATTGGTGTCATAAATAGCGCACTGTAACCTTCTGGAAGCTCAAGTCCCCAATCTGAACTCCAGGCAAAATGATGCTGATAGAATCCTTTTGGGTGCTCAAACTGTGGCATTGGAGGTCTTTGTGTACAAAAATCTTGATATCTTTTATCTTCAATTTTTACACCAATAACTCCTTGTGTATTTTTAGAAAATACTAAATCGCAAGGAGTTTTAAAAACATACCCTGTTGAAAATGCATCCATAATTGCTGGACATGCTTTCCATGTAGGAATTTTTCCATAGTCATCTGCTGTACCGTCTTTTGGAAAGGGGCAAGTTTCTTTTGGTGCATTATAATATTCATTGTTAATTGGATTTTTTGCAAATCTGTCTGCATCTTTATACCATTGAGGAATAACATTCTGTGTTGGTGCTGGAACAGAAACACTATCCTTATTTAGCCAAGGCCTAAAAGATCTAAAGATTGCCAACTTGTTCATTAGTGACTCAGTTCATTAATATCTGTCATAATAACAACGCAATATTTAGTTCCTGTTTTCATTGGTAATGACGCATGTTCATAAATATAGTTTGAAGGAAAAATTGCTATATCTCCAACTTTTGGAGTATGAACAAAATTATCTAATCTTGGAAACTTAATTTCTCCGCCTTCATAATCATCGTTAATATATATAACAGCAGACACAGTACAGTTATATGCTGGACCATGATCAGCATGAATATTAAAATGAGTTCCTTCTCCTTCATATTTTACAAAGTTAAAAGCTTCGTAATATGTAACATTGATTCCCCAATAATGTGCATAATCATTTATACACATCTTTAGCTTTTGGTAGATCTCTTCATGAAGATCAATTAAGTCTTCATTAGATTCATCTCTTGGCCCAAGATTTTCTTGCTTATATTTAAAGTCTACACAATCTCTTGCTTTTTTAATTGGAGCATCAGAATTTGTTACCTTGGCTTTTGACCATTTATATTTTTTATCTCCAGACAAATTATGCTCAAGAGTATTAATATATCTTTCAGAATCATCTTTAGAAAAAACATTATGATAAATATTTAAACCTAATCCTGGATTACTAACATTAATATTACTTTGAGGCATTATTCGTGCAACTCTGTCTGAAGCTGTTTCAGACCTATCTTTAGTAAACCAGTGATTTTCGTTTTCATTATAAATATCCATAAGATCCCCATCTTTTAAGGTTATAATTTATTATAGCATAAAAAAATGTTTATTGCAAAAAACAAATATTTATTTTTGTATCATGGTAATTGATGTATTTTCTTTATTATACATAATTGGTGAAGGAGTCATATATTTTAAAGCTTTTTTATAATCTCCTTTAAAAAACCAAAAATCTTTAGGTGCAAAATTTATAAATAACTGTAAAGAGTAGTCTTCTGAATTATTTGACGTATATTCTGGTCTGGAATGAGTTTCTTCTTGTCCATATAAAAATATTGCCGTGTTAGGTTTATCTATAAATAGATTATCATTAACTAAAAGACCCCAGTCCTTTAATGTTGTGTCAATACATAAGTCTATAATACGTGTGCTTGGCAGCTTATCAATATGGGGGGTAAGCCTTGGAATATTATTTTCTACTATCTGGTATTTAACTAGCTGGGAGTAAGTAATAAATAAATCCTCTGTCTCAAAGGCTTCTCTTGCTTTTTTAACAAAAATATCTTGAATTTCTTTTGAAAAGTCTATAAAAATACCATATCTGCCATACCCACTTGCATAATGTTCACTTGTAAAACTTTTACTTTTTTCTATGCAATTAGCATAAACTTCATTAAAATTATCACTGCTCAAGAAATTATCTTTACTGTAAGATTTCATATAACTACTATACCATAAATTTATGTTTATAAAATTGGAACCCAAAGACCTTCTTCATTTTGAATAATAGACGATAATGGTGATATATAATACTCTATAACTTTGCAGCTGTTGCTAACTTTGTTATTTATAAGATTTGTTGGTGATGAGAGTGTAATTGTGTTTTTACTAAAAATAAACTCTTTTTTACTCTTATTGGTATAGTATGTTTGCTTCAAGCCCTCTTCCCCCAAAATAACATACCCATGAAAAATTGGAATATCTCTTCCAGGAAAATCAAAAACTTCATTGTTATGATCTTTGTTATACTCAAATACTTTACCTTTAATAAAGTAATTTTGCCGATTTTGATCTATTAGATAATGATTACAGGCTTCATTTAATAGCTTTGATATTTCTTTATATACATTATATATCTCTATATTATATTCTTGAAATATATTTTTAGAATTACTATTTTTTTTGTATCCTATTTTT